CTCTCGTAGTCGGCCAACGACTTCAGTTTCTCCTGCTTCTTGTCCAGCAGGAACGTCCTCACCGCTTCCGAGAACAAGCGGTCCTTCTTGATGCCCAGGCGCTTGCACTCCCAGACCTCGGCCCTGGTCTTGTCGTACAACTCCTGGGCAAGTTGCTTGTTCTCGGTTCCCGTGGACTGCCTTACTCTCTTGCCCTCAGCGTCGGTGTAGTCCATCCACCAGACGCGAGTCTCACTGCGCCGATACAGCGCCATCTAAGTCTCCTCAGCCGGCGCCTCGCCCCTGCTCGGGAGCGTGCTCAGCTTTGCGCGCCCGCAGGAATTTGTCAACCTCGGCAGCGTCGAACTGCCAGTGGCCGCGCTTGTGGATCTTGAACGATGGGATCAGCCTTGAGGTAGCCCAGCGACGGACTGTCTCTTTGCTGACCCCCACCATCTCAGCGACTTCGCTGAGGTTAAGCATCTGTTTCATTTCAGGCTCCAATCACCCACTTGGCGACCCGGATGGCTATACCGAACAACAGGCCAACAGCCGCCCAGCCGGCGATGAACAGGACGACCAGGAGCGCGATTGAAACGATTGCGTCCAACGGGTCGCCAAGTCTCATGCAGACTCCTTGTCCAGGCGGGCGGAGGCCAGCGAGTCCGTGTACTGGTCGGGGTAGCGAACCTTGAGCTTGCCGATGTTCTGCTCTGCGACCATGTCCATCGAGACCCCCAGGGCTTTGCACCCCAGGGCCACGAACCACAACAGATCGCCGAGCTCCTCGATGGCGTTGGCCTTGTCGAGTGGGCGCCCGTAGACCGTGTGCTTCTTCACGCAGTCCACGAACTCGCCCGCCTCGCCAGCCAACCCCAATGCGGAGTGCAGGAGGTCACCGGTCTCGCCCAGGTTCTTCGCCGTGCGGATCGCCAGCGATTGGTACCGGACGAAGTCCATTCAGTCCTCCTTGGTCTTCTCGATCTGGGCGCCGGAGCCGATCAGCTTGGCGACGTCGTAGGTGTTGGCTGGCTTCACGTCGAACAGATCGTTGGCGACGTGGCGCAGGGCCTGGGCCGGCAGGCCGGCTTCGATGAGGCGGCTGGTGCCAGAGGACTTCTCGGTGACGACATAGATACGCTGTTGCATGGTGGTTTCCTTTTCTGATGATGGATGGGTTGCCGGTTACGATATTCCGGCTGCTGGTGCCGCCCTATGAACGAGGGCCTTCCCCGCTAGTAACGACGCAGGGCCAGCCGATCAAGCCGAGATCAGACCTGGGGGTCGGCAGGGGCAGGGGAAGGGGCGGGCTTGGCCGCTGCCAGGGCTTCTGAGGCGCGGGTGCGCAACAGATCGATGTGAGGCTGTGCGGCCTCGTAGGGGAACTTCACCAGGGCCGCAAGGCAGGCGTTGATGGTTTCGACCGGGAGGGTCAGGGTCACTTCTTGAGGATTCACAGGTTTCTCCTGTTGGTTGGGGGATCTGTTCAGATGGATTTCAGATGAGCGCCGGCTCTTCGATCTGCAATGCTGGATTGAGTAGGTCAACGCCTACGCCATTGAGGCGACCCTTGCACTTGATCCACGGGCCGTCCGGGTGTCCGCGACCGTCCCATTTCGCCAGCGCGGCGGCGGCATCCTCCTGCTTCTCGAAGCAGTACCGCAGCTCGTAGCCGAGCTCGTGAAGATCGACCATCAGGCCAGTGGTGTACGCAAATTTGTGCAGGCCGCACACTTGCCCGTTGATCTCGCGCAGATGCGTGTAGCCTAGGTCGTGCAGGTTCATGTCTGGGCTCACTTAAACACCTCGACCCAGTCACGGGCGAGGATGTCGGTTTGCGACGCAACCCAGGGCACCAGATCGCCATGCGAGGTACGCATGTAGATGTACGGCAGGGTCATTTTGCTGTGCTCGTCGGGGACCTGGAGCGCGAGCCACATGCCCTTGCCGTTCCAGCCCTTGCGGGACACCATGCGCCCGCCCAGCAGGGCATCGAGCGCGATACCGAAGTCAGACTCTCCGGTCGCTGCGTTGTAGAAACTCATGCTGCTACTTCCTCTTCGCGCTTCGCCTTCGGCGTCTCGCGGTGTGCCCACAGACCCGGCATCTCGGGGTAGCGCAGATCGAACAGACGCGCCAGATACGGGCTGTGGTTGTTGTTGATCTTCCAGCCGTCACCGCCGAACTCGCGGACGTTCGAGTGGTGACGAAGGAAGTGGATGATGGTGCGGGCCGAGTAGTGCCGATAGCCGCGCCGGTAGACGTCGACCGCCTCCATCACGAAGGCTTCCCAGACGTGCAGGTTGTCTGGCAACCAGTCCAGGAAGTCGCGAGGAAAGAGGCCCCTGTTCTGTTTGGCGAGGTCAACGATGCTCACGGCTCACTCCATCAGAACGGGATGTCGTCGTCCATGTCGTCGAAGCTGCTGCCCGTGCGCTGCTGGCGCTGCGGCTGTTGGCGCTGCTGCGGCTGTTGGCGCTGTGGTGCTGGAGCCCGACGCTGCGGCTGCTCTTCCTTGGGCTGCGCGGACAGACTGAAATACTTCTGTCCTTCGAGCTTGGAGCCTTCGCGGCCGGTCTTGACCCAGGCGGACAGCCAGTATTCCTGGCCCTCGATGTTGATGCTGCCCCGGTAGTCCGGCCTGGAATCGTTGCCCTGCTTGTCGTTCTTGGCCAGAAGGCCGCTGTTGGTGTTGTCGTATGCCATGTGCTTCCTTCAGAACTTGAAGTTGGTCTCGGAAATGATCTTGATTGCGGTCGGGGGTTGCTGCTTCTTCTCTCGGGGTGGCTCGACCTGGGCAACCGCCCAGCACCAGAAGTCGGCCAATCGAATGTGAAGCCAGTTCCAGTATTCGCGGGAACGGGCGATGCGCCTGATGGTCATCTGCTCCGGGGTCCAGTAGACGAAGTCCCACCACTCCCGGTTCGTGATCTCCATGAGCCCCTGCGCCTGCGCCATGTAGTACGGCGGGATCTCTGCCGGGATCTCCTTGGAGTAGGGGCACTTGATCTCGCCGCCGCCCTCCAGCCCGATTAGGAAGTCGGGTGACCCGCCGAGCCAGTCGTGCTCGGGGTGTACGATGAAGCCGGACAGGTCGACCTTGATTTCCTCACAGAGCTCGTAGGCGGCGATGGCAACAGGCTCGTGCTCTTCACCCCAGCGGGTGGCGTCGTTGCCCTCGAATGTCTCCAGGCCCATGAGCCGGCGCCAAAGCTGTTGACGCGACCCTGGTGCAAGTCCAGCGGCCTGACCGAAGTTGGAGGCGGTGAGCTTGCCCTCGCGCTCCTTGAACCACGCATCGGTACGCTGGTGCGGGTTCATGCGCCCCTCGCTTCCATCGACCTAGACAGGGCATGCGCGAACTCCTTGGTGACCGCCTTCTCGGCCTCAGACATGCCGGCAAACACCTTGCGGAGCTCGGCTACCGTCTCGCAGTCCGCCAGCCTCTCCCTCGCGGCCTGAATCTGTTCTACGGTCAGCTTCGGATCGAACTTCGGCGTCGGCTCCTCGTATGGAAGGTCTTCCCCAGCGTAGATGTAGAGGCCCAGGCCGTGCAGTGCGATGGCTTTGGCGAGGCATCGCTGCATGGCGGTGTTGATCTGAAACGCATCCGGATCGGGGATCGGCTTGTTGCGGTGATCCATGACCGGGAGTTGCGCGGTCATCGACTTGCCGCAAGCGATGACGGAGCAGAAGACCATCATAGTGCCGTTGCCGTAGATCTTGGGCTCGTCGTAGGCCCAGGTCGCATGCGGGTCCACGCGCAGCAGTTGGTCCACCGCCCAGGCCCACGACAGGTAGGTCAGGTTCTGCTTCTTCTCCGTCTTGTCATTGACGTTGATGGAAGCGAACCGCAGGTACGCGCTCTCTTCGGCCACCTTGTTCTCCTCTCAAGGCCACTCGATGTGAGTGGCTTGCTGTCAGTGTATGTCGTGACAAGTAGAAAAACAAGTGGACTTGTGGTTTGTATGCCACAAAAACAAGAGATTGTTGTAACTTGTTGAAAATAAAGCCCCGACCAGCGGGGCTTGTTGGTGTGCTCTACAAGGTTACCGATTGCGGTACGTCCGGTGCTCCGTCATTACGCCGATCACCTCCGCGCCAGACTCGGATCGGATCGTCGGCCAGTCGTCGTTGAGCGGCACCAGATCGAACAGAACCCTGCCGTTCGCATCTGTTCCCCTCGACCGGTACTTGCGAAACGTGATCGTGCTTTCGGCCACCAGCGCACAGACAAAGTCTCCTGGCTCGACTGCTTGGTCCGGGTTGATGACCACCCTGTCCCCTGGCTTGAACATGGGGCGCATGCTCTCGCCTTCGATCTCAATGGCGAATGAGCGTTCGCCTATCTCACTGTCTGTCATGAGTTGCCTCCGAGTGTCTATCCCTTGGTCCTCTCCCAGGTAGCCAGGGACATCTGCTGCACTCAGCAGTGGCACCCTCGATACCGAAAGCTCTACTCCCTCAAGCTCGATTCTCACCAGTGGGTCGTGCTTCCCGCCGCGACCGCTTTGCAGCCATCCAGGGTTCACGCCCAGGATCTCCGCAATGCGAACCGCGTACCGCGATGAACCAGCGCCTCCCTCGTGTGTGCAGATGTAGCTGATGGTTTGCTGCTTGACGCCGACCAGACGAGCAAGTTCCGCCTGACTCATGTGACGCTCTGCCAGTACCTGCCGGATGCGAGCTCCAAGCGTGGACTTGGGCATAGCTTGACACCTCCCGTGAAGAAAATCGACACCACAACAAGTTGCCACAAATGTTGTCAAATCACAACACCCATCTTGCGCATCCTCAAGTTCACAAGGACACTTGATCCTGCCGGGATAGGTGGTGGGTAGCTCCCACCGCCGACAAGGGGTGAACTTCGCTCCCTTCATAGCCCCTTCCCGGCCCCTTCGGGGTTCACCAGGGAGCGGGAACGAAGGAGCGCATGTACTACTACCCTTTCTACCTTCGCGACTACCTCGCGAAGACACGCCACCTGAGCCTCTACGAGGACCTTGCGTACAGGCGTCTGCTCGACGCCTACTACACGCAGGAGGGACCTCTGCCGGCAGACCCTGCCGCCTGCGCCAGACTGATCTGCATGCGTGACTACGTCACCGAAGTGCAGGCCGTGCTGTCTGAGTTCTTCGACCTCACCGATGCCGGCTACACGAACGACCGGTGCGATGCCGAGATCGACCGCTTCCGTGCCATGCGCAAAGGGGGGGCAATGGGGGCGGCAAAGCGGTGGGCAAAGGGAGGGGATAGCCCCCCTACTGACTCCCCATTGCCAACCAAGAACCAGAAACCAAGAACCAAGAACCCCCCCCAACCCCCCGAGGGGGAGTTCGGGTTCGCTGAGTTCTGGTCGGTCTATCCGAAGAAGGATGCCAAGTCCACAGCCATTGCGTCCTGGCTCAAGCTGGCGCCGGACGAGGAGCTCCGCGCCAAGATCATCGCTGCCGTCACGGCAAAGGCACAGACCCGAGACTGGCTGAAGGACGGTGGTCAGTACGTCCCGATGGCGTCGACCTACATCAACCAGCGCCGCTGGGAGGACCAGTCCGCACAGGGTGATGGGTTCTGGTCCGAGGTCGGGAAGGAGCCCTGGGCATGAGCCGCATAGACGCTATCCTCTCGCGACTCTCCAAGGTCAAGGGCCGGCACGGTTCCTACACCGCCTGCTGCCCAGCGCACGACGACCGTTCGCCGTCCCTGGCGGTGCGTGAGACCGACGACGGTCGCATCCTGCTGCACTGCTTCGGCGGGTGCAGTGTGCAGTCCGTGCTCGACGCAATCGGCATGGACATGACGGACCTGTTCCCGGAGCGGCAGCGCGACGACTACACGCAGAAGCGCGGGCCGGAGCGGGTCAAGTTCTACGCCAGCGACCTGCTTCGGGTAATTGCCTTCGAGGCAACAGTGGTCATGATCGCCGCCCGCGATCTGTCCAGGGGGCGCAAGTTGTCAGAGTCCGACATGCAGCGGCTGGAGTCCGCTTGGCAGCGCATCGACGCAGCAATGGGAGCATCGAATGGGAACACTTAGCAGCATCGAGAAGACCGCGCTCAGCCTGGACGAGTTCAGGAAGTCGCGGGTCAAGGAACAGTCTGTCGACTTCGAGGGCTACATGCAGGCCCGCGAGGAAGACCTGGGGCTCATCAAGGGTCCGACCGATTTCCGCGAGGACTTGCACAATGAGTTCCACGGTGACGCGGACATGGAGGGGAGCGCCCTGCCGTGGCCCCGCACCGAGGAGAAGTTCCGCCTGCGCCGGGGCGAGGTCACGATCTGGGCCGGCTTCAACGGCCACATGAAGTCGATGGTCACCGGCTACTGTGCGCTGGCGCTCATGGACCAGGGCGAGAAGGTGTGCGTTGCCAGCTTCGAGATGAAGCCGAAGAAGACGCTGCGCCGCCTTGCGTCCCAGGCCATCGCAACCATCCGCCCGACGACCAAGTACATCGATCTGTTCCTGGACAGCCTGGTGGACAAGCTCTGGTTGTACGACCAGCAGGGAGAGACCTCACCGGAGCGTGTGCTCGGGGTCATCTACTACTGCGCCGAACAACTCGGGGTCACGCACTTCGTGATCGATAGCCTGATGAAGGTGGTCGCTGACGAGGACGACTACAACGGCCAGAAGAAGTTCATCGCCCGCCTGTGTACCGCAGCCAAGGATCTGAACATCCACATCCACCTCGTCCATCACTCACGCAAGCGCGAGGATGAGCGCAGCCGCCCGGGTAAGCAGGACGCCAAGGGGACCGGCGCCATCGTGGACCAGACCGACAACTTCGTGACCGTGTTCAAGACGCCGAAGAAGCCCGAGGACGGTGACGAGAAGCCCGACTTCTTCCTGTTCGTGGACAAGCAGAGGCACGGCTCATGGGAGGGCGCGATCCCTCTGTGGTTTGACGAGAACAGTTTGCAATTCCACGAGTCGAGTAACGCCCGCCCTCGGCTGTGGGTAAAGGAGTCAGCATGACAGCACAACGCAATGCACTTGAACTGGCCGACGCGCTGGATGAGTTGCACGACCCAGACCATCTGTTCACGCCCGCAGCCGATGAGCTTCGGCGGCTTCACGCTGAAGTCGAGCGCCTTCGCGAGCAGAAGCGAAGAGGTCTTCGCGAAGGTGAAATGGAAGTACTTCTGCGCCGCCAATACAAGGGCGGCACCCGCGAGTACCAATACCTGATGAGCGAGCATCTTGTAGCTACCCTACGGGGCAGTGACCATCTTCTCAAAGATGTCGTGTCGAGCCTCAACGACAAGATGAACTGGGACATCGACCCATACACAAGGGTGCCTCACGGCTTCGACCCGCGCACAAAAAGACCCGTCTACGACCCGAGAACCTGGGTATGACGCTGCACCACCTCGCGCAACTCGCGCAGAAGGCCGGCATCGCCGACCGTCTGTTGATCGATGACTGGCCCGAGCTAAAGCGATTCGCCGATGCGGTCGCCGAGTTCGCCGCGTTGGAGGAGCGCGAGGCGTGTGCCAAGTCGTGCGAATCCAGATACATGGGCGACAACAACCGCGAAGATATGGAGGCGCGTCGATGTGCGGCCGCCATCCGCGCAAGAGGAACCAAATGAAAGTCCAGATCGAGCTTGAGCTACCCGAGGAAGAGAACGACCTGTTGCTGATGGTGGCAGCGGGTCGCCTGTACGCTGCACTGCAAGACATCGACCAGCGCCTGCGATCTGTCCAGAAGCACGGCGCCGATGCAGAGGAGGCTATCGTGTACTGCCGACAGGTCGCGATGCAGGCGATGGAGTCACTGGAGTGACAGTCAGGCTGACGTCAGACCGCGTTGCAGCGGTAGACCAGACGTACTTCTGGCGGACGATGGACACCTGTCCCCTGTCCACCAAGGTGCAACTGTTGGGCAGGGGCGGCGTTGCCGTCTACGGCTTGTATGACGGCAAGTCCGAGTGGTGGGTTGGCTGGGCACCGCTGCCGAAAGTCCCGGCCGAATGGAAGGAGAAGATGTGAAAGACGAAATCATCAAGCTGGCTCGCCAGCACGGCAAGCCCGTGCAGGAGAAGAACGCCGAAGTCGAATACCTGTTCACGCTTGAGGGCGTCAACGCGCTGCTCGCTGCCGAGCGCGAGGCCGTGATTGCTCAGGCTATCGAGCAAGGCTTTGTTTCGGAGTCCTACGCGGAGCAATTCAGAGCCGCCATCCGCGCAAGGGGGCAAGTATGAGCATCGCACTCTGGATATTCGGCGGGATCGTAGCCAACATGGTTCTTGGGGCTGTGGTGTGGACTGCCATTGATCACGAGGACCAACGCTTTTACCAATGGTACGCAGCATGCCCGCCGCAAATCTCGTGGCTGCTACAACCTCTTGTGCTGATGGCGTGGCCTGTCGGGCTGTGGTTGCGGTTGAGGGGGCAAGCATGAGCAGCGAAGAGGCAGCCCGCCGCAACAGGGAACAGATGCCGACTGTTGCCGCCTGGATCGACGACATACGCAAGGAGTTCCCGAGCGCCAAGGTGGTGTACGCCAAAGAGAACGGACACACGGTCGGACGCAAGGCCAACGTCACCGAGTCCTGGCCGATCCCGGAAGGCTTTCGCCCATCTCGTCCTGTGCAACAGATCGTGGCTGAAGCCAAGAAGAAGCAAGGGAGAATCGCACCATGAACGAACGCATCGAGGCGCGACTCCAGGAGCTCCGCGACATGGCGAGCGAGTTCGCCTCCGCCTATGCGGCCCGCACCTACCTGGAGGAGATGAAGAAGTCGAAGCTCGCGATCCTGATGAAGGAGGCCGAGGTCCAAGGACACAAGACCACCGCCGCCCAGGAGCGCGAGGCCCGCGCACATCCCGAGTATCTGTCTCTGTTGGAAGGGCTCAAGGTCGCAACAGAGAACAGCGAGAAGCTGCGCTGGCAGCTTGAGGTAGCCAAGCTCGGCGTCGGAGTTTGGCAGACCACTGAGAGCACGAGACGTATGGAGATGCAGGTCTATGGGAAGTCGTGAAGTCTGCGCCGAGTGCATGTGCCCGATTGATGGCGATGGGTCGTGCGGCTGCCGCACTGTTGTGCATGACGCAGTCAACCATCCAGCGCACTACACCGACCACCCCAGCGGGGTCGAGTGCATCCAGATCACGGAGCACATGAACTTCTGCCTGGGCAACGCAGTGAAGTACATCTGGCGGGCGGGCCTCAAGAGCGAGAACCCCATCGAGGACCTTCGCAAGGCGAGGTGGTACGTCGACCGCGAGATCAACAGACTGGGCGGCAAGTGATGCGCAAGCCCGTTCCCCCGTACCTCACGTTCTCCCAGGCTCTCAGGAACGGGCACCTCGGTCGCATCGAAGACAGGGCGTACCTCGATTGGGTGAAGACGCTGCCGTGCTGCGGCTGTCACGCGCCGGCAGACGACCCGCACCACATCTACCGCAGTGGGTACAGGGGCATGGGCACCAAGGTGCCCGACTACTTCACCATCCCGCTGTGCCGCCCCTGTCACGACAACCTGCACCGGGACCCGGACAAGTGGGAAGAGGTGAACGGGGAACAGATCGAGCACGTCGCCCTGACTTTGCTGAGGGCCATCTACGATGGGCAGCTCCGAACCAATTAGGTCGCTGACTATCGGCCGCAGTGCTCGGTGTCTGGCCGAGGGATGTGACGCCCCGCCGGGGATGTTCGGCGCATGCGCCATCCATCGCCACATCCCCATCAACAGAGAGTTCGATGCCGCTGTGACGCGGGGTGCGGCCACGGTGGAGCGCCCGCCCTGCTTCGTGGACGACGCGGTGTGGCGCGAGTACGTCGCCTGCTGGTCACTGGGTGAGCGGATTACCAGCCGGTACACGAAGCACGTCGAGTTCTGTCGGGACTGCTCACCGCCCTACAAGCGCGAG